ATACAGGTAACACCCACCCCCCTCTTGGGGTGGCCCCCCCCCTGTGGTCTATTGTATTACCATAGCCGCTATTGTAGTACCGCTATTGCTATACCTATCCTATTACTTTCCCCCGCCAAAGGCACCGAGTAGGGCACCGCTAACGCTCAGCTCCTTCCCTCCTTTGCCAGTGTGTTCCAATTGAGCGCGAGCTACGTAACCTCGGGTTCTCTCCAGCAGCCATGCGGAGCCTTGCCAACCATTGCCGCATTGGCGGACGACGGAGGAGAGTTCTAGTTCTCCTTCAAGTCGGGCTTTCTCCAGTTGATCAGCGAAGTCCGGATTGCGCTGGAGGAATACTTGCCACCCTCCAGCATTGCCCGATGGGAATCCGCAGAGGATCGCCACCCGCTCAAGGGGAATCCCGAGCTTGCAGGCTTCGAGAGCTTTTTTTCTGTCTTCCTCAGGAATGATTCTTTGGGGTCTTCCCAGTCTCTTCCCGTTCTTGCTGATACCCGCCACCTGGAGGGTTTGAACGGGCGTTTCCTTCACCTTGGCCATCCCCCCGCTTTGCATGCCATTCCCCCTTGCCGCAAACATTTTGTTGCCCGGTGTTGACAAGTGTGCGATCCTTTGCGATCCTTCGCCCGTGAGCCGATAGTCGGTTCCTTCCTACACCATGAAACAACGCTCAAAACGCATTCTCGCGGCCCTTTTCTGGCTCGCGATCATCACCACGATAATTCTCAACGGACTTTGGGAGCAATCCCTTTGGATGGGAGGTGCCCAGTGAACGGTTTCATTCTCCATGAAGATCTCGATCGCGTGATCATCGCGACTGGCTTCTCTTCCCCTTCCGACAACCGGAAGACTGGCGATATGATCCAAGTGTGGATCCTAGTGAAATCCGTTTCCCCCACGGAAGCAATCCGCACGGGCCTCGATCGCCTCATCTGCGGTAACTGCGTCCATCGCGGGCACGAAGAAAACGGTCGCTTTGGAGTAGGTCGTTCTTGTTACGTAAATCCCGGGCAGGCTCCCCTCGGTATCTGGAGGGCGTGGAAAGCCGGAAACTATCCCTTGCTGCGCTCTCTCGAAGTATTCACTGGCCGAAAAGTCCGATTCGGAGCTTATGGCGACCCGACGCATATTCCCATCGGCCTTGCGCTTGCCATTGCCGGCGTTTCAAGCGGGTGGACGGGATACACCCATCAATGGCGCAAGCCATCGCTTCAAGGGTGGAAAACCCTTCTAATGGCCTCGGTGGATTCCATCGCTGAACTCCTCATCGCTCGTTCCATGGGCTGGAGTACTTTCCGTGTGGGTTCCGAAGCTTCGGTCGGCGAGTCGCTTTGCGCCAGTGAACGCATCGGCACGCCTTGCATGGATTGTCTCCTTTGCGCCGGTTCCCGTAATGGATTGGAGTCTGTCCATATCCCCGTGCACGGGACCGGGGCCCGGCATTTCATCGATATGCCCGCTTTGATCGCTTGAATTGCCCGGCCAGCCTATGGGGGCGACTCCGTAGGTTGCACGGGCAATTGAAGCCCATTCAAACTATGCAAGCCATTCAAACCAAATACCTGCCCGCAACAACCCATCGCGGGTCCCGCATCAAAGCAATCTGCGAAAGGGGAACCCTGACTCTGCCCTACCGTTACGACATGGACGGATACGACTGCCACCGCGAAACTGCCCGCCAGTTGTTCGATAAGTTGTTTTCCAAGGAATTCGGTGGGCCGGTTGTTTTCGCAACCGGTTGCCTTCCCGACGGGACCTATGCTCACGTCATTATCTGAACCCATGAAATCCGCATTCGATCTTATTCAACGCGACGCATTCAAGTGCTCCGTGGGCCGTGCCATTTTCTGCTGTCATCCGGACTGCGGTGTGATCTTGGACTACCGCCGGGCCGTGGAGCTTTCCGCTTGCAAGGGTTCCCATTACGTCTCCGTCAAAGTATTCTGCTCCGACTGCTCCGACCGTGTGCGCCCGATAATTGAGAGCAAACTGGGACCCCTTGGTCTCCGCCTCGAAGTAGTGGACGGGAGGCAGTTCCGGTGAGCGACCTCTTCCGGGCCCTTGGTTATCTTCTACTCGGGGCCCTTTTCGTTGCCCTTATGTTCCTATCGGCCCTCGCTGGCAACGGTGGCTAACAAGTCGGCCATTCCTTCCCCCCCCCCTCATCCCCTAGGTTCCCCCTAGGGGCTTTTTGTTGCCCGAATCCGGCGTCCACTCGGTCCCCTTCCTTCCTTCCTTTGCCCGTACCCCCCTTTTTGATTTAACACTAGGTGACCAGGTACACCCCATTGGACACCGAATGTCCGACCCCGCTATTTGCATAGAACTCCGAGGTAAGACATCCACTGTCCGACCCCGTTACATCCGGTCCCCCGCTCCGCTCGTGTGCATCCCTGACCCGCTGGAATCATGGAGCGGTATTCCAGATTGCCCATACCCCATATGGAATTCGGAATTCGGAAACCGAGAATCCGGAACCCCCGAGGCCCGGTGCATGGAGCATGGAGCGGCATCGAGTTGGCCAATCATCCCCGCTTGGGTTGAATGGAGCGGCAGAATGGAGCGGTTTCAGCCCTTTCGATTCTAGCGCCTCGCACCCCGATTTCGCAAATCTATGCGGAAGCACCCCTCCGACGCACTGGCGACCCCTTTCCGCTCCAGCGCTGGGCATCCACATCCATCCATCAGACCCGATACTTCGCAATCAGTGGAGGGTCATTGAAAAACCGCAGCCGCAGCGTGGGGGCCGTCAGAGCCCCCGAAAGCGTTGCGGCGTTCGCGGTTTTTAACTCCCTAGAAGAGGGAGTGTTAAGACTCCCTCTAGGGAGGTAGCAGTGGCTATGGGAACTTCTTGGGATGCTTGGGTTAATTTATTGCGGGTTATCTTGACATGATTCCGGGTGGAATCTACCGTGTTTCCACCATGAGTTATCTCGACAATGGTTCCACGCTTCGGTCGATGTTCCGACTGACGCCCCCGCAACGCCACGACATCGATCCCACTCGATCGGAGATTATCACCTACATAAAGGACAACCTTCATTGTGATATTGGCCGTGCAATACGCGCATTCAACTCAATGCGAAACAAGAAGTCCCAGGTACTTATATATGACATGATTCATAGGCAATGGCGTGGGTGCGATTGGGTGCCTCCTGAGGATGGTGACCAGCTATCGTTTCTGACTCGCACCATCAACGAGATGAAGCGTGAGTTGTTCGCGCTGAAGTCTGAGGTCCGCAAGCATGGCCGAGTAATTGGCCAACTGGAGCGCAAGCGATCGCGCAAGCGCGAGGAGGATGAGAATGAGTCCGATGTTGAGGTTCAGGAAGAGAAAAGCTCCCCGGATGTGGATCCTGAGGAGCTGAAGCGATTGGAGTTGGAGAGGCAGAAGAGAGAGAACTTCCGCAAATTGCAGGAAGCGACTAACGACCCCGGCTTTTGGGATAAACTCCCTTCCTACCACTCGGTTCCTTCAGTTGAGCCCCTGTCATCATCATCGGGTTCCACTGCTCCCATACGATCGCACTGGGAGAATGCTGAAGGTTGAGGGTATTAGACGGCAGCCGTGATCCCCGCTTACAGAAGGCCAGTTGGAACCGCCGGGGCTTCGACTGGCCTACTTCTGCGAGGACCGCTATCTCACGCGCCCAATTGGCAAGCTCGCTGGATCCGAACCCTGCGTGGGCCAGTTCCATGGTGGTGAGCGGCTCTCCGTCCTTGCGCTGGGCTTTGGAGATGTGGTGCATCCAGATCCAAGCGACCTTGGTCTCGTGAAGGATGGGCTGGAGTTTGTTGCGAAGGAACACGCTGACCTCGCCCTGGTCGCTGAGATCACCGCCGAAGTAACTGAAGAGCGGATCGGCTATGATGACATCGAGTTTGGATCGATGGATGAAGCGGCGGGCGTAGGCGAGGAATTGGTCGCCGGTGCGAACGGCTTCGTTGCGAAACTCCAGTTGGTGCTGGAGCGATTTCATCTCATCGGGCTTGATGCCCAGTCCATGGCCTACGCCTTGGAAAGCCTCAGCGAGATCGCCCTTGTCGTTCTCGGCTTGGATGACCCCGATCTTCAGCGGGCGCACTGGTGCGATACCGAAGAAGTCCTTGCCGAGTGCCCACTGGATGACGATCTGCATCATCAGGGATGACTTACCGATGCCGGTACCGCCGCTGACGATCATGGATGAGCCGCGAGTGAGCCACCGCTTGCCGATGAGGTTATCGGGATCATTGGCTGTATCGAAGTGAATCAGGTCCTTGATGCTGACCATCGTGGCTTGATCCTCATCGGTCTCCCGGCTGGTGAGCCAATCTTCCCACGACAATGCGCCGAGGTTGATGGCCAACAGTTTCTGCTTAGCGTCAGGGCCTCGCCAAGCGCCTGGGAGCCGGCTGTAGCGGCTCGGGTTCTTATTCTTGGCGTCGATACCCGGAATGCTGCTGTAGATGACGTCACGGCGGGCGTCCCACTCCTTGCGATTGGGCGCATCTACCCGGACCCATGCGTGGATCGACTTACCACCGCTATCGATGAGGACGCTGATGGGTAGGCCAGAATCCCGGAAGAGCTTCTCCTGCTCGGCCTTGGGCTTGTCATCGAACTCTACGAGGACATGGCGGTAGGCGCTGACGTCGTTGTCGCTGCCGCTGTAGAGGTTCGGGCGGAACGGGTTGATGCGAACGAAGATACCCTCGCGTTCGGGCGAGAGGATCCGGGACTCCGGGTTGTCGAAGCGATTGATCCATTCCTCGATGGTGATGAAGGAGCCGGCGCTAGTGGGCTTTCCATCCTCGACACAGTCGCAGATGCAGACCACCTCGGTTGGGGCGAAGGCGGTCTGGAGGAACCGCTTGAACTCGCTGGCCACTGGATCGGGAGCGACGGGTTTCTTGAAGGTAACGCGGGTGATATCGAATGCCTCAGCGGAAGGGGTAATTGAGGAATTGAGAAGGTGGCCCGCTGGTTTATTGTGCGGCTTGCTCATGGCTTGATTGATCTTGTGGAGCAATTCGAGCGGTGACCAGGGTGGCTGGCAGGATCGATTCCAGTCTTCCAGAAGCGTGAGAGCTTCGGATCTGGAGAGGGAGAAGCCATGGACTAAGCCAACGGCGGCGGTGTAGGTCGTTGAGTGGCCGTTCTGACCAGAGACGGCGGGAGGCACCTTGGAAAGCCAAAGAGCCGCCCTTTCGAGCGGTTTCATGTCGTTGTTTTAGGACTGTCGTTGAGACTACTACTTCTTCTTACGAAGTGTTCCGGCCTTATCCATGGCCTTGAACATCTCCACTTCCATCAGTCGTTTGATGGCTGCGGTCTTGGTTGGGTAGGTACCCATGTTCTTCTTATGGGTTTTGGATTCTACCTTATAGCCTGCTTTGGTTTTCTTGATCATAGGGTTTGAACTTGGAGTGGAACTCGGAGACTAGGCGGACGTAGATGTTGTCGCCTCGTTTGTAGATTACTGCGGGAGATTTGATCTCGGCCAAGCGGTATTGAGCGTTCTCGATGAGTTCAACGATCACGCTTGGGTTGACCCTGCTTACGAAGCGGGTGGGTTGGTTAGGTTTGGAAGGTTCCATTTGCGACGTTCTAATCGTTCAGGGTAACTGATCCACCCTTTCTTGATTCCCCAAGCAATGATCTTGGCCGACTGATCGATGAGACGGCGGTTCTCCTCGGTGATTACGGTTCTCTCTTCATCGGTGATTGGGCTTGGTTTCTTGTTATTGATCAGGCGCAGCTCGTACCAAGGTTGTTCGTGTCTGGGTGTTTTCATGGAGATGGTAGGATTCTCGCCAGGATACAGTTGCAGTAGGACCCCTTGGTTTTGGCGTTGCACCGAGGGTGATGGACAGGGTTAGCGAGAACGTGGGCTGTAAGCTCGCTTGTGAGCTTGACCATTTCAGTGAGACGGCTAGCGGCTTCGAGGCATAGGGATTGTGCGACTCCATCTGATGATTCGATTTGGGTGCTTACGATTTTGAGTGCCGTTACGATGTCGTGTGTTGAGGACTTCATTATTGTTTGTGTATGAGGATGCCGTTCCCGTGCGAATCACAATACTCGACTGTCCTTACATCCTTGAGTTTGGCCAACGTCTTGACCATCTCGATGGGATCATGTGATTGAGAGACGCATGTCAGGTGGATATCAGCATCACCGTAGTTTGTCTTGAGGTTTTCAGAAGTGCGATCTCGTGTAATGCGGATGGTCCGCCCCTCGGAGAGGCGGACCACCTTGATTGATTCAACGAGTGGATATTGATGACGACTCATTTTCCACAGTGGGGGCAATGACCGGCCTTATCCGGTTTAGGTTCAATGCCGAGCCATTTGCATAGATCGACGTATGACTTCCAACCGAAGTTCTTGAACCGGTACGGGATAATTTTGCCTGAGTTGATTTCGCTGATGGCTTCGGTCTTTGACTTGATATCGAGTTTGTACATGAGCTTCTCATTACGAGATCTAAGTCCATGGGTCCATTTAGACTGATTAAGACTACGCTGTTTGCCGGCCATTATGATCTGGCAGACACGTTGTTTAGATATCTTTAGCTCATTGCCAATGGCTTGATAGGTAAGCCCTTTATCTCGAAGCTCCTTAACCTTATCGATTGAATCGCTGAGTTTCATGTATGTTTCTTTGAGAAGAACCTTCTTCTTTCTGCTCTTGCTCGTTGCTACTACCTTAGTGGTATTTGGACTGCTTTGTACCGCTTCTTGGCTTTGTGGCACTGTACGCACAGTCCGGTTTGAACTGTGCAGCCGCATCCCAAGCAATCGGCCAATTCGTGACATAACTGTTTCCATCGTTGTAGTTCCTCTATTGTTGTTTGTTGTTGTTTGTGCTGCTGCTGCTGTTTTTCCTGATGTTCCATGCTGATGAAGCTGAGATCCCGTATTTTTTGGCCAACTCACGGTAAGTGAATGACTTGTCCTCCTTGAGGATCGAATCCCGGATATCCTTAGGAACTGACTCCCACCGCCTTTGAACCCGTGGATTCGGGTCCTTGAACGGGGTGACAGGCCCGACCATCCTGGACATCGACTCCTTCGTCAACCCTAATTTTTCAAGAAGCGTCATTTTTCACTTTATCCGTCAGTTGTTTGATGTATTTGTTCCGATGTCTCGGCGTTAAACCGATGATGTAGCTGAGAGTCTCGACCGCATTGACCGAGTGGATGAGTTTCCAATGTCCTCTTGCTGCGTCGAGTTCCTTAGCTCGTTCCATGTCCACCACCAGCACTTCGCCGGTCATGGTGTGCTTGTAGATGAATGCGGCTGGTCCGATTGGTACGTTCATTGTCAGAACTCAATGAGGTGGTACAACCGCTTGCGAAGTTGCGCGATCTTGGCCTTCTTATCTTCCAGTCCATGATAGACGGCTATTTTGTATGGAGTGCCGCCTTCGGCCTTAAAAAAGTCGCAGTACCTTTCAAGGTAAGCGATACGCTCTTCAATGCGGCGTATTCGCCAGTTGCGATACCATTTGAATGGATTCATGGATTCACTTCCTTCTGTTCCGACAGCTCAAGATAATCTCGCTCAAGACGCCTGATCTGATCTTTGGCCAAAGCAAGCTCATCCTCCAGTTTACCAACATCGCGAGCAATGCTGCGAAGCTCGATGCCGTCAAACCATCCGGTTTGGCTGGCCACAACTTGATGTATTCTCATTTCTAATGTCATCGTCCCTCCAGCCATTTAACGAGTTCGTTGAGTTCTTCGGTCTTGGCTTCCAGCTTCTTTGTCAGCAGTTGAATCTCGCGCCTACGACAGCCATCAGATTGACCAGTCCGTTTCCATTGATCGTCTGACCACATGATGTCTTGAGTGGTCTTACACTTGTAAGTCCCAAACCCACCATCCTCTGACACCAGTAGGTTTCCAACATGAACCATGATCGGCGACTCGCAGAACGGGCATTTATCTGGTACGGTTTTCACGGCTTGGATTCCCCTCTGGCTTTGTTCCACAGATCAACGTCGTATCCAAAGCCCAGTTCGTGGGCCATCAAGTCACCTCCTGTTTCAAGCGCGGCAACGTAGTCGTATAGCTTTGAGATGCGCTCGTTAGCCGCGTTGAGTTCGCGTTCAATGTCGCAACCGACACGGTAAACATCTCCCGTCATATGCTCCATTGCAGCCATCTGTGCTGCTTTCATGCGCGGCGTCTCACCGATCATTTTCGTGACGTCAGGAATATGATCGTTCACGGCTTCACCTCCTGCCCACTCCACAGCAGCAGATCCGCTCTCATTGCGTCATTCTCCTGCTCTAGTTGGGTGATGCGATCCTCCAGCTTGCGGACATCGAGAGCGATTGCGCGGAGTTCGCGCTTGTTGCGCTGCACCGTCCAAAGACCAAGCGGCTCTTCAGCTACTTTTATGATTCGTTCTTCAAGTGTCATAGATTCGTTCATAGAAAACAC